TAAATCTCCTTTCAAATAGCACAAGTTATTCCCTTAATATTTGATGATATAGTTCAGCACGATATACGGCTGCAAAATATTTATTGTTTCATTGTATGTGCTGGCCTCCCAGTGATCAATCGTATTGGACGATGCGCCAATTGCCGCTGCCAGGCTGTTTATTACCCGCGCGGAAGGCATAACACTATTGGCGGTTACGTGTATTACGCTTGATCCATCATTGCCTATGTTCGTATAATGACAATGCTCGTTTGTTTTATTCCCGCCTGTCTCACCCAATACATCAAAGTCTGTATCCGAACTTTTTTTCCCAACAGGTACTTTGCCTTGTAAATTTGGGAGATTGAACGTCGTGTTGCCGTCGCCGCTGCCGTAGGTAGTGCCGATTATTGCAAACAGCGCCGGGTAGGCCGTACGTGATACCGCGCTACCGTCACACAAAAGCCATCCGTCTGGTGCTGACGTTCCGGCGTATTGTGATACTACTCCAGGTACTTTGGTTTGCAGTGTAGATATACTTTGCGTTGCTGCCGATAAGGCCGTCTCAAGTTCTTTTACGCGCCTGGACAGCCGTAAATAATCGCTGTCCATCAGAACCCTTTCATTACATTTTGGTCGTCGTTGAAATCTTCAATTGTCACGCCAATTTGTTTAAACCGCTGGTCGTATGTATTCTGATAACGCGCCGCAAACTCTTTCAGTCCGTCCGAAAGCGCGAATTCCGCCGCCAACCCGTATGGAAGTATCCTTTTTGCTGAATCGTCCGATATAACCAAAACGTCGGTAAAACTCGTAATATCAGATGTTTCAATTCCCTCGGCTTTCGCAATCTCGCGCTGTAACGCGTCGATTAAATAAGGCGCCCTTTTTTCACGTGCGGCGTCGTCGGTAAATTCTCCGTCCTCGTCTACCTCGTCAATCAGTATCAGCGCAATATCGTACGGTTCTTGTGCGGTCATGGGTTACTCCTTCGGATGTTCGTCCTTGTAGTGCTTCAAAAGTTCTCCTTGTGTATCGAACTCTTTTCCGCATGTCTTGCATGTGCGTTTCTTTTCTTCTGTTTCTTCCACTACCGGAAAGTGAAGTTTCATTCTGTCGATATACTCAGGTATGGTTATTTCAAATATCCCGTTTTTGTCAAACCTGCCTATTGCCTTATGAGTTTTCCCGTCGATAATAACGGAACCCGGTTCTCCTTTAAATTTCATGTTTCCTCCAAAAAGGAGGGGGGCATACAGCCCCCCGTTTTTAACCCTGAATCAGCACCATTGCGATCTTTCCGAGCGGCGTTGCAGTCAGCGCAGTATCGGAAGTATCATGCAGATTTACCGTCACGGAATTAGTCGTCATTACCTTAAACCGCGCAGAATCCTTGAACGAAACAACCCCGCATGTCGAAGCGGCGATGTCAACGTCCAAATTGCCAAGGTCTTTCGCGATTCCGTCGCCTGCCGCAACGTTAACACGCACGATTACATCGGTGTTGGTGTTGTTCACCACCAAATACGCCCTGTGGTCGGAGTATCCCAGCGGTACCGTAAACGATGCCGCGCCAGCGGTCGGCGTAATCGTCGAGTACGCCACATGCTTGGTTAAAAGTCTTGCTACGTCAGCCATCTTTCATTCCTCCCTTACACCGTTGTCTCGGACGCGGTTGTCAGCGCCAGCGAGATAACTTCTTTCGGCTTGATAACCTTCGCGCCGTACAGGTGCAAACCGCGGATAATGTCCTTGAAGTCCGTGGTCGACCGCACTTTTTCAACCGAACCCGGCGCGATCTGCTCGGCGAACGCGAACGCTTTGCGGGTGAGCATCTTGCAGTAGTTCACGCTCCCGCTCACGTACACGTTGTTGGAAACGATAACCCGCATATTGATGAACTTCTTCATCATTCCAGCCCATCCAGCCGCGCCTTTTGCAATCGCGCTGGAGTTGTCCGTGTTGAACAAAATGTCTGCCATCTGAATCTTTTCAAGGATCGCCGGGGACACTACCAACGAAATTTCTTCCTCATACGGAACATCGTTCTGGTAGAGGTATGTCGCTGCGCTGGAGATCGTGGAAATGATGTTCGCGGACGTTAAGGCTGTCTGCGTAACCGTGGTGTAGCACTCGGCAAGCGTGTACCGTCCGATGTACTGGTCTGCGGTCTTTACGAGTTCCTTACGGCCCTCTTTCATCATTTCCGGCTCGATGCTGCGAACGCTCTGCCGCGTCTTTACGTCGTTGAACGCCACGTTGAAGTAGTTGGCCTGGTTGATCTCAAGCTCAATCGTCGCGTCCTTCATTTCCTGCTCGGAAAGTGTGGTGTACGCATACGCGCTCACCGAGGGCTTGGGAACAGACACAAAGTGAACTCTGTCGCCCTGTGTCATAATGTCTTTCGACGTACCTTTCTCGGTGTACTCCGTATCGGCAAGCGCGATGAACGCAGACTCTCTGTCGCGGTCCATCAGCAGCAAATCGGAATAAACTTCAGGTACAAAATTGGTGTTTGTAGTTGCCATATGGCATCATCCTTTCTATTTTTTCTTGAACCCCCTTGCCATAGCTTCGAGGATTTTGGGCATGTTTTTCTGGCGCTGCTCGCGAGTCATGTTCCTCACAATTTCCTCGGTCAGTTCGCCTTCAAATTCTGCGGGATCGACTTTGCCCATTGACGATTCCGCGTTCGTATCGTTGGTGTTCTTTACGCTCAGTTGCTTTTCGAGTTCGGCGATTCTGGCGTCTTTCTGCTTGTCCTCCCATTCCTTGTAGGCCTGCGACAAAGTGACCTCGCCCGTTTTTGCACGTTCAAGCACTTCTGCCGGGATTTTGTCAGCTGTAAGATTTGGGTGGTCTTTGAACAACGCTTTTACTTCATCGTCAACCGCAAGTCGCTTTTTCAGCCCGTCGAGTTCGTCTTTGAGTTCCTTAAACTCCGCGCTGTTTTTCAGCTCTTTTTCGGCCTTTTCGGGCGTTATGTCGTTGGCCTCGGCATAATCGTTGACGATCTTTCCCTTGATTTCAGCGCCCCACTTTTTAGCGAGGTCTGCGGGAGTTACGCCGTATTCTTTCGCAACATCGCGCATCCACTTGAACCCTTCGTCGGATTCAAGCTCAGCCAGTTTTCCTTTTCCTTTTTCAAGAAAATACCGGCCTTCGCGCAAGTACTCCGCTGCGCGTTCCATGTCCTCTGGCTTGGAAAGATCGAGGACTTGTTCCTCGTGGTTGTACTTGTACTTAATCGTTTTGTCTACTTGCGTAGGCTGTTCTGCGGGATTGCCCGCTGTATCAGTTGCAACGTTTGGAGTGGTTGCGGCTGCCGTTGGAGTGGCAACGCTCTGATCTGACATTTAAAAGCTCCTTGTTTTCCGCTTGGATCGCGGTATTTAAAAACCGCCTTGTTCGGCGGCTTCCATGCGTTTTTTTGTTTCTTTGAAATACTGTTCGTTGATGTATCGTACTGTCTGGTGTTCACACTGTACTCCGGTATCAACGTATATCTTGTAACCCAAGTCCTGACATCGCTTGCAGAAAGATAGGTCCTCCCCGATTGAAACCCTGTTTTCGTCCGGTGACATAATCGGTTCAAACCCGAACGATTCTTTTACAAACTCGTTCTTTCCGTCTGCGTATTTGAGTTCCTTATCAAACACGAAATGCTTGAGCACTTCGGTTTTGATCAAACAGCACCCCATACCCACGCCGTCGACTTCAACCAGTGAATTTTCCGGGTAGTCCGTAAGATGTCTGTATAATCCTTCGGGTGTTTTCTGGTACACAATCGGCGGGAACGGCGATACTTTACCGAAATACATTCCTGCCACAACGTCTTTGTCGTGTTCATACAGTCTTTTCAGCGCGTCTACAGGAAGAACGCAATCGGAGTCTACAAAAAACAGATAATCGCATTCTTTATTGATCGCCGCCATCGCGATTTGATTTCTCGCGTTATGAATCAGCGTGTGGTGTACAAGGCTGTTTAAAATTCCGTGTTTACCTTCCACCACGAACGCAAGTTGGTTCAATATTGACGACGTTACATGCGTATCAAACCATCCGGTCGCACTCGGCAACCCGAACATGAACTTCAATTACATACCTCCCTGTGGGCGTGGCTGCCCCATCTGCGCTTGTGCCATCTGTAACGCTTGCTGCTGCCGTTCCATCTGTTGCGCCTGTTGCAGCAGCTTGTCCTTGTTCGGAATGTACCCCGGAGGAACCTGCTCAAGGAACTGACTGAACGTGATTTTCTGCTGCTGGAGCAGGTTTTCCAATGTTGTGACCTCGGCAAGTTCACTCCATCTCTGCGATGCGCCAACCTCGATATCACAGTCAAACACAAGATTTTCATACGGCGTTTTGTCAAACGGCACTTGCGTTGTCATGCCGTCGTTTTCAATCGCAATCATGCGTTCGGTGTCGTAGTGAGACAGAAACATGTCAAGCCATATGTTCCCGGTTTCAGCCATCATCTGATGAAACATAAGCTGATGTCCCGCCAATGGGAATAACGCTGCGTCACGGGCTGCGATATACGCCGAACGGTTCTCCGGGTTTGTTACCTTACCCATTGCGATGTCGTTTGCGCCCATGAGTTCCATTGTCATTTGCTTGACTTTTTCAATCGCCACCCACACATCAGCCGGAAGCTGCGGAGGCTGCATGTACCTCGCGGCGTTGTTTATGTCGGTTCCGTTTACGCCGATTGCTTTAATGACTTTGTTGCTCCATCCGTCCGGCAACATGGATTTTGAATAGATCACGGGAGGAAACGCAGTCTGCATCAGGTATGCCTGCACAAACCCCATTTGCTTGTTTAAGAATACTTGATTGGCTTTCATTCCTGTGGTTTGGGCTTTTCCAAACGCACAATTTGTGACTTCTTCCCAACACATCTTTGAAATCGGGTAGAGTCTCAGATTAGCTTTTTTAGGTTTCGTTTCAACATTTCTCGTATGATAAGAGAACCAGACTTCGGGCAACCCGTCTTTCCCGTCCTCTTTCCACATCTTCAAAAGCCCGGTGCATTTCTTTTCTCCGTCCAGTTCGATTTTGCCGTAATCTCCAGCAGTGTACTCGGTATCTTCATCGGGTACGATCCCGTCTTTGTTTCCTTTGAAAAGGCGCTTCCACTCGTCAATGGGTTTTCTCATGGACAGAATAATATACGGCTGGCTTTGAACGTCTGGGTTGTTGGTGTCCCCCGGAAAATAATTTACGTTGTCGATAATCATACTGTCGATGTCGCCCTTGAACGGCTGTCCGGTTTCAATACGATTGTTCCACCAGTGATATAAAATGTAGTCCCCGGTGTTCGCCGCTCCGATTAATCCGGTCATGTTCTTTTTGTCCATCTTCAAGCGCCGCCATGTCCTTTTCCCGTACAGCGTCATGATGTTTAAGAAAGCTTCAATGTCAGGCGCTTCGCCGTCAGTGATGTACTTTATGGTGATCTGCGGGTCTTGAATATGAGCGACTTTAAGCGAAATAGACGGCTTGATAATGTTCATCACGGGCATAGGCATACCCGGAGCCTCGCAACCTTCCCACTGGCGGTCATGATAAAAGTTCAAGTTTTCTTTAACCGTGTTGAACAAATGTATTGAGTTTTTATAGTCAATACCGTATTCGTATTGCCGCCATGCTTCTGTCATATTATCTCTCCGTGTACTTTGGTTCAAATTCCTGCCAGTTTTGCGCCGCCCGTTCGTGTGTCATTCCTTCTTCGGGTTTGCTCGGTTTTTCAACTTTTACTGTCTCAAACGTTTCGGTTGTCACGTTTCCATTTTCAATCATCCGTTCAATCGTTCGCACCTCCCTTAGCGATTTTCCAATTTTTATTCCGACGAACAGACATCCAAGGCATAAAAAAACCACCATTACGGCGGCTATGATGTATTCCATTAGTACCCTCCGGCTGCGTAAGCCTCATTTACTTCTCCATACTCCTCTTTCGGTTTCATAATGTTAAAATGATACTCTTTCTTTTCGGGACGAACCACCGCGCCCGTCTGCCATGTACTGCACCAATACCGCCAAGCATCCGGCGAGTGAGTGATTTCGTGGGGTTCTTTCATCGTGTCGCTTGGTTTCTTCGGGTCAAACTGTAGTTCAGGAATAAAATCAAGAATCTTACCGCATGTTCTGAAAAACAGCATTCTTGGAAGCTGAATAACGACCTGTTCGTTGTACTCGTTTTTCTTTGCCGAGTATTTCAGGTATTCTTTGCATTGCACCCATCCAGATTCGCGGTCACGCCCAGCTTCCATGTACGGGATCCCGCAGTTTTCCGCAAACGTAGTGATTTTTGGAATCCC